TCTCCTTCATGAAAGCTTCCTCATCTTTACAAATCTGCTCATAGATCTGTAGTTCCTCTTCATCATGAAGTGCTGATGGATCTCTAACTTCTAAAGCCTCGTGTATCCTCGTTCCTTTTTCTGCTGCCGCATTTGTACCTTCTCGTCCCTTGTATCCTGGACAAGAGGCTACATACTTTAGGCTGGATGGTGAGAACTCTGCGTGTCCTCTGCTTCCGTGATCTGGTTGATTATCCATGTAGTGCTTCTAAGTTTTTAAGTTTCTTGTCTATTGATTTCATCACGTTCTCCTCAATGGAGTTTGCTGCTACAAGTATCTTTTGAAGAGCATCCGATTTAGCCCCATTGCGATGTATACGCCCCAATACTTGAAGGTGATTCTTAGCAGAGAATGAAGGACTAATTAAGCTGACCCTTGGGTATTTCCCCTGCGTGTCGTGGAGTGAAAGCCCTGTGCCTCCTGCGGCAATGTTAACGGCCAGTATTCTGGTCTTATCATTTTGAAAATTATCAATAACTAGTTGCCTTTCTGCTACTGTCTGCCCCCCATCGATCCTCCCACAATCAAGCTTGTTGCAGATAGCATCTATAGTGTCTTTAAAGTTCACAAAGATAACTACTGAGTACCCTTGTATCGTGTAATCAATTGCCATGTCCACGAGATCCATTGCCTTATAGCTTTCGGCTAACATTCTAGCTTTAAGTATATTAACAATATCAAAATCAGAATCCTCTACAGTCCCATGCTCAACAAAGTGTTCTACAATATCTGGAGTTACGCCTAAGTCTTCATAAGCTTTTATTATTTTAGAGGGAGCACTAAATTGAATAGGCTCAACAAATACCCTGTTGTCCCTAAAGGAGTCAGGGAAATCTTCTACAGTTAGCTTATGCCCCGTTACCCCATAAATATTATTTTTCACATCCTCTAGTTTTTTCCTGCTCCTAAGAGTCCAATTCTTCCATTGATCCTGAAGGCATCCGTAATTCAACATCCAAGAGTACCAACTACGTTTACCTCCTTCACTTTTATTTAAGCTATGTAATCCTAACATATACCCTATAGCTCTCATCTCAGTAGGATCTTCACAAGAGGTAGCACTCATCCCATGCACAAGATACCCTTGGTTCAGTAGAGATATTAACAACTGAGAATTCTGCGTGTACGGTCCTTTAGCTTTATGAATCTCGTCCATGAATATTAAAGTGTTCTCAGGTATCTCCCACTTCATTATCTTCTTACCTCTTTTAGACATGTAGTCTGTGTTACCAGTTCTTATTTTTTCGTAGTTGAGTACGAATAAAGGTTCAACTCCAAATTCTTCTAGCTCTCTTTCCCAAGATGGGATAACGGATTTAGGGCATATAACAGCGACCCCACTGAATATACGAGGAGGAGCTACCTCCTCAACGTAGGGGCTGGAGAAATGGGGGTTCGGGTGGAAATTTGCGAGTAAGATTTTAGCGATGTAACTAGCAACAACAGTTTTACCTGTGCCTACACTGGAAGTATCTATTGTAGATCTCCCTTTTTTAAGCACACCGATAAAAAAGTCGGCAGCAATGCTCTGCTTGGGGAATAATGCTTTCATTCAGCCCTTTAAGTAGCACTGATATTTAAGATAGTCGAGGATTATTTTCCTCTAATGTATCTAGCTATTAAAAAAGCATCTACCATACCGTCATGAGGCTTACTGGCTCTCTTGCTTTTTTGCCAGCATTCATCAGGAGCCAAACATTCTGCTTTCCATATAGCCATTTCTTTTGATTTCCCCTTTGGGATATGTCCTAACATTTTCTTCTGCCACTTATGTACGGACACACAGTTGGTTTCCCACTCCCTGCTTTCAGCTAATCCAAGCAGTTTACCAAAGCTTATACCCATTGACCTTACAGCCTGAGAAGATTTTGCATGATGTAAAGGTTCTTCTATAGCAAAAAGGAAAGGACTTTCTAGGGACATTAGCCATTCATATACTTTCCTTGTATCTACTTCTCTGCGTTTATTGCGGTGTTTAGTAGGCATAACTGTCTTGTCAATAACAGATCCTGTGTATACGGAAATAGCGGTTAGCCCTCCATCTAAACCATTGTCTACACCTACAATCATTAAACGTCAGCTACCCTCAGTCGATCCACAGACTGACAAGTTAGGATTAAACCATCTCCTTCTGAAGGTATCATTACCTCTACATTCTTAGTTAACAACTGTATATAAAAGACTTCCCTTGCTGTACGTGGTATAACTAGGTAAAAAGTCCCTACCCGTTTTTCGGATATGAATTGGAAATCCTTGTTAGGTAAATCCTTGCGGATAACTACAGTAGGATTGTTAACTCTTAATCGTTCCCGAAACATTTGGTGGGTCATCATTTAAAAAACATGGTGTAGCTTCTCCGTGATTACTAAGTAAATACTCAAACTCATATCTATCTCTAGCTTCCTTTTCAGTTAATTCGTAGTCTTCTATGAGGGTGGTGATTACCATCCTCTTGCTATAACAAGCAATAGGGGGTTGGCCATATCGCTCTATACTTCCTATAAAAGCATTTTGCAGTCCGTCATATAATAATAGGGCGGTATCTCCATCTTCCTGTGTAGACATTATTCTGATTCAGTTGTTGGTTCTTCTACTTCTAGATCGACTTCTTCTACTTCAGCATCAATTACCTGACTCTTCCATTTTTTCTTATTTACCTCTAAGTTCAGCGTAAGGCGACCCCTTGACTCAATAGCCCGTCCTCCATTATTCATTTTATTAATTACCTCTGAAGCTTTTAAAAATGGGTTGAGCCCTGGAGTATCTTTCCCCCTCAACAAATCTGCCCTATATTTATTAATACAAGCCAAGGTGATTTTTTGGGACTCTTCATAGTTTAGGTCAGTAGATTCTAGTATCCTAGCTAACCCTTCTCTGTCAGTTAGAGCCGCTTTAACTTGCTCTAAAACTTGCTCCTGCTTATCTTCTCTACTTTTGTACACCCCTGCCTTTTTCAGCCATTTTGTTACAGCCGTCTTTGATACTTCAAAAGTTGATGCTATATGTTTTAAAGAAGAACCCTCCTGATACATCTCCACAACCTTTTCCTGTATCTGCGTCTTTGCATCGGAGTCTTCCAATTTCTTTGGCCCTGTAAGACCTTCCTCATCCAACCATCTACGTATAGTTGGCTGTGAAACACCCACGGTCCTCCCTATATGGGCTTTAGATTTGCCCTTTTGATAAAGCTCAATAACTGCAGCCCGTTCTAATTCTTTATTTCTTTTAGTCAAACTACATAATATATACTATTATAATAGTTATAATTCAAGTAGCATGCTTACAGAAGTAATAGAATCTTGGGAACCTCAACTTACCGAAGTAGATGGTGGTGTTGTATGGAAGTTTTCTTATGAAGAAGAACTATATCCTGGGGATGAAAGCCTTGTATATCTTCTTATAATTGCATTTAGAGAATGCGTACAACCTGCAATGAAAGAATATTATTTTTGGAGGGTGTGTGATGAGCTTTGGAATAAAGAGGAGATGGTAGATCCATTAATGGTTAGACATCCTTGGGCAGAAGAAATAATTAAAGCTGCTATTGAAAATAAATATGTAGCAGTAGGGGGAGCTGCCTCTAGTGGTAAGTCCCATACAATGGCTGCATGGGGTATTATAAATTGGCTAGCAAAACCTGATGAAACTCTGGTCCTGTTAACCTCGACCACGTTGCGTGAAGCGAGGAAAAGGATCTGGGGTTCAGTAATCAGTTTAATGCATGGGCTCAAGAAGGATAATGCCCCATTCAAGATTCGTGATTCCATTGGTAATGTTGCATATATCAATGATCAAGGAACACTGTTCGAGAGGGCAGGACTATCTTTGATAGCTGCGGAGAAGTCCAAGACTAGGGAAGCAGTAGGTAAGTTCATAGGTATTAAGCAGAAAAATGTTATACTAATAGCCGATGAGTTAAGTGAACTTAGTGAAGCCATATTAAACGCAGGTCTATCTAACTTATCTAAAAACCCTTCCTTCTCTTTGATAGGAATGAGCAACCCGTCCTCCCGTTTTGATGCCTTTGGTGTATGGAGCGAGCCTAAAGATTCGTGGGAGAATATAAATATTGAGCTCGATGATACATGGGAAACTAAATGGGGTGGTAAATATATACGGTTGGATGGTGAAAGATCTCCAAACGTGTTAGCAGGAGAGACTAAATATCCTTGGCTACCCACAGAAGAGAAGCTCCAAGAAGATGCGGAATTGTTGGGGAGGCAGAGCAGGGGGTATATGCGAATGGTACGAGCAATCTTTTTTGATAGTGAAGAGACTGAAACGGTATATACAGAGGCTGAGTTAGTTAAATCTGGAGCTATGGGGAAACCCGAATGGAGTGGGAAGCCTATTAATATTGCTGGGTTTGACCCTGCATTTACTACAGGAGGTGACCGATCTATAATTTATTTTGGTGAAGTAGGCGTGGACAAAACAGGACAGTTTGCCTGTCTTCTAACTGAAGCGGTACAAATTAATGACGATGCCACCAACAAAGCGGTCCCTCGTTCTTATCAGATAGCTCGTTTAGTAAAAGAGCATTGTGATAAGAGGAAGGTGACTCCTTCAAATTTTGCGATTGATGCAACAGGGGCTGGCCAGCCACTAGCTGATGTTCTTGCAACGGAGTTTGGGGAAGACATTCTTCGTGTTTCGTTTGGAGGGAAGGCATCTGATAAAAGGGTTAGCTCTAAGAGCAGGGAAATAGGTTCTGATTTATATTTTAATAGGGTAAGTGAGTTGTGGTTTGTGGGGAAAGAGCTATGCCGAACAAAACAATTGTACGGTATAAATTCTGAATTGGCTAAAGAAATAACAAGTAGGCATTATGATGTAATTAAAAATTCATCTAATTTAAAGATGAAGTTAGAGCCTAAACTGTCTTACAAAGGCAGGTTTGGGCAGTCCCCTGACTTAGCTGATGCCGCATTCTTGTGTTTAGACTTAGCAAGACAACGTCATGGACTGGTTGCAGTTGACCCACCAAAGAAAAATTCGCAAGGAAGTTTCCAAAAACGAAAAAGTCTGAAAGACCTTTCACAAATTTTATCGACGGAGACATTAGTTGACTAATAAATATTACATACACCTGTTAAGCAGTTTATATCAATATGTATTAAACTGCTTAACTACTACTGGAGGTTGTTTGACTTACGGTAATTCAACCTTAAATTTAAGGATTCTTCTTATGCACTCTAATCCAACACTTTCTATATAATGGCATCGAAATCTTTCTGGGATAATATTCAATTTGGGCTGGACCTTGCAGGGGCTGTCCCTCTCGTGGGAAACATAGTTGACTTAGCCAATGCTGGGATATCTGTGGTTAGGGGAGATGCCTTGGGAGCTGGCCTCCGTATGGCTCAAGCAATTCCAGGGGCTGGGTTAGGTGTTACAGCAGGAAAATTAGGAGTTAAGGGTACTAAAAAACTTATTGAAAAAGGGGGGGCTCCTCTTCGTATGGGGGGTGCACCAGCGGGCAAGACAGCAGCAGATTTTTGGCCTCAACTCAAAGGTGGTAGACTCCAAGGGCTTACTAAAAGATATGGTAAAGAATATCTCAAAAGAAGACCTATTCTTAGGACGGTTTCTCTGGCCAAACCAGAACCAGAATTTGCAGAAGGTTTAAAAGGCTCAGACGTTCGCCAATTGGCAGAGGCAGTTGAAGATCGTGAGACAGCTAGGCAGGAAGAAATTGAGAAGATGATTGATGACCAATCACAAACTAGGAAGGGAGCCAAAGAAGCTGCGGAAAAGACGAGACAAGCTGATGTTGATACCCCTCTTATGAAAGAAGGTTGGCAGGATAGGAAGAAAGTCTTAAAAGATCAAATATTTGATTTGGAGGAGAACCTAGGGAAGACACAAAAAGCTAGAAGAGAACAATTAGGCAACAGACTTATTAATGCAATGTCTAGGGCGGGCAATGCGGACCCTGATTATTGGAGTAAGAACCCCGATAAACTTCAAGCTATTATACGTGAAGGAAGTAAACTAGGAGATCATTCATTTACTAAAGACGATGTTAGGGGAGTCCTTAGAAACACTTACAGAAAAGCCGTACATCAAAAGAAGAAAGATTTTGCAGATGCAGAGTTAGCCCAAGCTGATGCCAATAGGGAAGCAAGCATTGATGACTGGAATATCCAAAGGGCTATTGATAGGCAAGACGAAGTGCTTCCTACTGCGGCATTGCGTAGAAGGGGTGACAGGATGAAAGAGGGCATGCCAAAAGGTTATCAAGGACCAAAAGAATTTAAGCCTGAAGGTGAAGATTTTAAACCACTGGAAATGGAGGCTTCTTTGAAGGGAGCTAAAAAAGAATTAGAAGATATGGGGCTTGCAGAAAATGAAGCCTATTCTGATTGGATGGAGGCCGCTGCAAAAAGAGAAGAGGTGGGTAAAGCCGAACGGAAAAAACAAGATGAAGCTTTCGGGGATAAACTAATTGCCGCAGAAGAACAGGCAGAGGCAGCAGCTAAAGATGATCAGAAAGTTTTGCAGGAGCATAGAGATCATATGAAAAAGAAAAGATCATGGGCAACTCAAAAGAGAGAAGATTGGCTTGAACCCGTTGAACAGGGAGTTGCTGATTGGTGGAAGAGTGTTGCTGGAGGAGGAAAGTACAGATAAAATGGCTAGAGCACAAACCCAAAGCCCTTATGATGCTATGGGCAAACAGTTTGATTTTTTAATAGGCGATGCTCAGATGTCTATTGCAGATCCCAATATCGATTTTGGGACTAAGGATATACAAGCTCTAAAGAGCGACATATTTGCGATGTCATTAGGCATGCGGGATGGGGCTCGTTTGCGGGCATCTTATGGGGGAAAATTAGATGCTATGGATTCTGCTATTTCTAAGCAGAGAAGTGCTGATGCTTTAACTGCATCAAGATCTTTGGCAGCAGAAAAACTTAGAGCCGATTTAAAATCTTCTGAAGAAGCAGCTCGTATGGAGAAGGAAGCTCAAGAAAAGTATGGGGAAATTGCTGGTAGGATAACTTCTATCCTAGAATCGAAGGCCCCCGCCCAAGATAAATCTAGTGGTGTTTATGGAGTTTTCTTGTCTAACCCAGAGTTCACTAACACAGCTACTGGAAAGCGGTTAATGGATATGACTACTCACTATCAGTCCACCCAAAAGAATCCTAACTTAGTACAGGCTCAATCTAAAGTTCTTTCCGATGCCATAAGCTCTGGGTCTACAGAAGCGATAGGGAGCACGTTTGATTCTATGGGTATTGTTGATGAAGATCTTAGACAAGGGGCATTGCAAGCCGCTGCTAAAAAGCAAAGGGATGAAGCTCAAGCTAAACAAGAAGCCTCATATAAAGATCAATTAAGAGCCCTTAACTCTCATGCAGACAGTGCTTTAGATGACCCAAGCCATGCAGGTGTGTTGGCGTTTACGGAAACGCTACTGCCTATAGCTAGAAGTTCGGGGCTAACTGAAATCAAAGCCTTTAAAGATTTACAAAATTGGGCGCAGAACCCACCGCCAGCTTCAGAAGATCCTTGGGGGTCTTCCGCTCTAGAATCCCCTATTGCTAATATCAGAAGTATTTTGTTTGAAATGACAAAAGCACAAGGAGGCATACCAGGGGCTAGACAAAGCGGCAGGAGAAACCCTAGCGCACGATCATCTGCTTCTTTAGACACATTAGGAATACCATCTAGATAATTAAACCATATAATACTTTGTTGTGGCAACAGACAGCTCTACTTTATCATACACTGCAACACCAGTTGCAACACAGTTAGGATCTTATTTAGCATATCCCGAATGGAAGAAAACTAATAGTACTCCTGGCACTCCCACTCAAGAAGACTTACCCAATTACCTTGATTACTATCGTGTCGAGTCTCTCAAGAGAGGAGAGTTAACACAACAAAAGGAATCCGAAATCCAAGACTACTATGTCAATTGGTACACTGGGGGCAATCCTGTTAGTGATGAGGAATATGGAGCTATTGCTAACATGTCCACAGGATATGCTTTTGGCTCAAACCAAGAAGCATCTTTAGTATCCCGTGTGTTCCCTCATTTAGATTGGGCAGGTCTGGAAGACAATAAGAAAAACGAATATTTAAATAGGAGTAAGAAAGCCTTACTTCAATCGGGGGAGATTCCTTATGCATCTGTGCTAGAGGGGGACATGGGTGTAGTACACATTGGTAATTATGATAACCAAGGAACCACTACTGATAGACTAACAGCTTCTGGGAACCAAGCTCTCGAAGCTTATCACGCTGGAGCTATAGACCCTAGAGACTTATGGCAAGTATCAGAAGGTTTAGGTGAGTCAGGTATTCCTAACAAAACAAAATTTCAAGCTGATATAGATAAGAGGGATTTAGATACTTTAAAGACCTTACTCCTCAATCCAGAATCAGAGACGGCTCAACAGATAAGTGACGTAATTCAAAACACGATAGATCTTGAGAGCTACCGTAAAGAAGGTAGTTGGTGGAGTCAGTTATG